TTCGGCGGAGCTGCCGGACGGGCATTGTGTTATTGCCATCGACCCGTCCAAACTGCGGAGCGCGGCAGAACATAAGGTGAAGCTGGCGCACGAGCTGGGGCACTGCGAGCGCGGCGCGTTCTATAATCCCGCGTCGCCCTGGGATATCCGGCAGCAGCACGAGAACAAGGCGAACAAGTGGGCGATCCAGAAGCTGATCCCGGAGGACGAGCTGCAGGCCGCCGTCGCGGACGGATGCACGGAGGTCTGGGATCTCGCGGAGCGCTTCGGCGTAACGGAGGACTTCATGCGGAAGGCCGTCTGCTGGTATCGCTATGGGAGTATGTCATGAGGGTTATTGAATGAGAAAACCGATTGTTCTATTAATCTGTCTCGTTCTGCTTTCCCTGTCTCTCTATGGCTGCTATACAAAGAGCCAGTTGGAGGAGGCATACCAACAGGGATACAAGGACGCACTGACAGTATCGACCGCAGATACGCCGGAGCCAACTAAAACTCCGAAATTAGATTTTCGTTACGCTCAGGGCGCGGCGGCTGCCTCTATGTTCACCCCGGCACCGGCACAGGTCTCGAAGTCGGAACACGACTATGTTCTAAATACAAACTCTCATAAGTTCCATTACCCGGACTGTCCGAGCGTCGACCAGATGAAGGACAGCAACAAGAAGTATTTTACCGGCACGCGAGAAGAAGTAATCGAAATGGGTTACGACCCGTGCGGGAACTGCGACCCATAGAAAGGACGCGGACGGATGCCGAAGAAGAAGAACAAATACTACGTCCGGCCTGACGGACTTCACGAGACGATTCGCAAGATCGACGGCAAGCGCGTCGCCTTCCGGGGGAAGTCGGACGCCGAGGTCGACAAGAAGCTCCTCGAGTTCGAGCGCAGCCGCGAGGAGCAAAGCCATCCGCTGTTCAAGGACGTCTCCGCCGAGTGGGAGGAAGACCATATCCCCACGCTGTCCTTTAATACCGCCCGGAACTATAAGACGCAGAACAAGATCGTGACGGAGCATTTCGGCGAGTACCGCATCGACGAGATCACGCCGCAGATGATACAGGCATATCTCAGCTCGCACAAGACGCAGGCGAGGAAGACCGTGACGAACCGTCTGCTGACGCTCAACCTCATTTTCAACTTTGCCATCCTCCACGGATATATCACCGTCAATCCCTGCGCCGCCGCCCGCGTGCCGAAGGGATTGTCCCAGCAGCACCGCCGCCCGCCGACGGAGGAAGAGACGAAGATCATAAAGAAGTACGGCTCCGACCCGGACGGACTTATGCCGCTCCTCATTCTCTGCACCGGCTGCCGCAAGGGCGAGGCTATGGCGCTCCTGGATACGGACATAGACCACAAGGCGAAGACCATCAGCATCACGAAGTCGGTTTACTTTGACCATAACCGACCGATGCTCAAGCCGCCGAAGTCGGACGCGGGATACCGTGTGACGCCGGTGCCGAACTTCCTGTTGAAGCTCCTCCCGAAAACACAAAAAGGCGTCCCACTCTTCCCCGGCAACCACGTCTATATGGACGCGGGGCAGTTTGAAAGAATGTGGACGCGCTGGCAGAAGAAGACCGGCCTTGACCTCACGGCGCATCAGATCCGGCACGGTTACGCAACGATCCTGTATGAGGCGGGAATCCAGGCAAAGGACGCGCAGCTCTATCTCGGCCACGCGCAGCTATCCACGACAATGGACATCTACACGCACATCCGGCAGAACCACCGCGCCGCCACAGACAAGAAGATCAACAGCGCCTTCAACAACATTTAAGACACAGCCAGAACACAGAAAAACCGCAAACCGTTGAAAACAGCGGACTTGAATAGGGTTCGAATCCTTCCTCCGCTGCCATCCAAGAAACCGTTGATATAAGCGAAAAACCGCTTGTATCAACGGTTTTTTCTATGTCGCCAGAGTTAACGAGAGTTAATGAGAGTAGACGTTTAGAACACAGTTAAGACACAGTTGGAACACAGTAAAAAGGGCGAGAGCACACAGCTCCCGCCCTTCATTCTTTACCACGTCCCGTTGTCAATCGGGCTGCTGAATCCGCCGTACACGTCGATGATCGGCTCCCAGTCCGCAGGCTGCTTGACGATCGGCGCGATGACGGAGAACTTCTGCAGCAGTTCCTCATACCGTGCCTGGAGGAAGTTTGCCAGCGTCGGGTTCTCGTCGGCCAGCAGCGCCGCCGCCAGACCGTACGGCATGACGGTAAGCGCGAGCTCGTCGTCGAGCGGCACCTTGTCCGTCAGCGACGTGAACACCTTCGCGCCTGGTCGCCTCCGATAGTCCGCGCCGGTGTTGTCCGCGTCGAACTTCGACTGGTAGTGCGTGTCGTACAGGAACAGCTCCGGGTACAGCGCCGTCACAAGCGACGGAGTGCGGTTCTTATAGTCCCGCGTGTTCTCCGTCGTGGTTTTGCCGTCCGCGTCGAACTCGTCCATGTGCGCGATAGCGATGTCGAATATCTGCTGGATGGTTGTCATTTGCTTCCCTCCTTATTTAATGAACGTAGTACTGCGAGCCGGTCTTGTAGCTGTCGTAGTGTTCGGCACACCACGCCTGCATCGTTTGCCCGGCGGCCTCCGCTTCCTTCCACTCTTTCCAGACGTTGTCGGACGTGATGAGCGTCTTGTAGAAGGTTTCCTTCTGCTTGTCGGTCATGTCGCTGTTCGACGCGGAAACGAGTTTCTGCCACGTCAGAACGGAAGATCCCGCCTTCGGCAACTCCTTGATACCCGTGTAGAGATCGTAGTAGTCGCCGAGATCCACGCCCGCGTCGTACATCGTCTGCGTCGTTTCGTTCGTCAGGAAAGACGAGCCGTACTTGGTATAGGCCGCCGTGTACTGCGCGTCGTCGAAGCCGTAGGCTTTCTGGATCGCCGCTTTGTTTTTCGTGATGGTCTCGTCCTTCTCCGCCGAGGCCGGGTCGACCGCCGTCTCCGCCGCGTCCTTCGCCATCTTATACACCGCCTCGATCTGCTTCGCCTTCTCCTCGTCGCTGGCCTTGCTCCAGTCGTCGGAGGACATAAGCGATTCAAGCCCCGCAAGGCTCTCCTGCCCGAGCGTCTGCGCGTAGGTGACGAACTCGTCCGCCGTGAGATTGTGCTGGTTGACTTTGACGCTCTGCGACGGGCGCTCCGGGAGCACGTCGTCGAAGCCCGCGTCATACAGCCGCTGCAGCTCGTCCTCTACGCCGGCATCGCGTCTCTCGCTCATGTTCGCCGGATTGAGGAAGTTGTTGACGAAGCGTTCCAGAAGGCCGCCCGTCTCCTGCTCCCTGCCCCATGCGTCGAGGTACGGGATCTGGTTGTACTCCACGCCGGGGATGCGGTTGAGGATATAGCCGGTCTCATACTGCGCGTCCTTGTGGCCGCGAAGCAGTCCGTCCGAGGAGTCGATGTTCCGCCCGAACACGTCGAAGCTGCCGCCGCCGGTGCGGTCGGTGAAGGTGCTCTCGCGCCGGTTCTCGAGGAACGTGCGCTCCGCCGCGCCGCCGATCGTCGGGAAGAACTGGTTGAGGAAGTTCTCGCTCAAAGAGGTAAGCAGCGTCTGCACCCACTTCCCGTTGGAATACTGAAGGTCTGTAAACAGGCTGTTGATCGTGGACAGCATCGTCGTGTCCATCACCGGCTGCGTCATGTTCAAAGCGCCGTTGACGATGGCGTCGAGGGTAGGCGTTCCGCTGTCAGCGCTTCCGTCCGCGCCCTGCGCGTTCTGAGCTTCCTCGAAAATCGTCGCGCCGAGCAGAAGCGGGATCGCCTCGAAGCCGAAGTTCTCCGCGCTGATGTAGTGATTGCCGAACTGGAAGGAATAGTCCTGCCGTCCGCGCAGCGTGTCGAAAGCGTCCTGCTTTTCGTCGTCGCTGCCGCCGCCCGTGAGGAATCCCATGGACGCGAGCAGTGCGCCGATGGCAATAAGCCCGGTGCCGGTCACGCCTTTCGCGATGTCGTCGATGGCCTGTGCCGCCGTCATCTCGCCGCGCTCTACCTTGGTGTTGTATTCCAGGATGCCCTGTGCAAGTCCCATCGGAGAATACTGCCAGCCGCGCGTCAGGATGTTCGCCGGTGTGCGCTTGAAGGGAAGCGTTGCGTCTACGATCGTTCCCAACACGCCGCCGGAATTGGCCTGCTGCGCAAGCCGCGTCGCCAGCTTGGAGGATTCGCGGAAAACCATCTCCTGCGAATACCGCTGCGCCCGCTCGATCATGCCCTGCACCGTTCCGGCGTCGGCGCGTCCGGTCTCGATGTCCTCCGCCGTAATGCCCTGCAGCTTGCACTCGCGGGCAAAGGCGATGGCAAACGCCGGGCGCGAGGACACGACGTCCTCCGCGTCGAGAAGGTTGCTGTTCGCCCGGTTCCCCTTTTCAAGCAGTCCGAACTTCTTGAAAATGGTCTTATTCCGGTCGATCTCGTTTTTGCCGTTCTCGTCGTACCACTTGCTGCCGGCGTCGTCCCGGAGGAAGTTGTTGTAGAACTGCGAGGCATACGCGAGGTTGACGCGATCCTGCGATCCCTGCCGGAAGTCGAGCGTCGCCTTCGTCCGCTCCGAGGAATCGGAGATAAGGAAGTGCTCCATCGCCTGCGCGACCTTGTCCTTCACGAGGACGACCGGCCACGACACGGCGTTGGACGCCATGTTGCGGATGTGCGTCCGGGGATTGAACAGCATGGAGAAGTACCGCCACGAGTTCAGCTTCTCCACCCACGAGGACGGCGCCTGCTGTCCGAGGTCGTCAAGAATGGCCTGCTGGATCTCCGCGCGCTGTTCTTCCGTCTGCGCGTAGAGGAACTGCTGTACAAGCCCCTCGTCGAGTTCAAGCTGTATGCCGCGCTGTCCCGCCGTCAGATGCTTCTTGTTCGGGATCTCCGCGTTGTACTCCGCCACGGACTTACGCATGAGATACACCTTGTCCTGCGGCGTCATGTTGAGCGCGTAGCCGTCCACCATGTTCAGGAGCTTCTGGTAGATTTTGAACGCCTGCGTCGTCTGGCCGGCTTTCGTGCCGATGGTCTTATAGGCGACGTAGAGATCCGCAAAGTCGCGCATCCGCCCCATGTCGCTCGCCGCCTTCAGAAGAAGTGCGCCGCGTGCCACGAGCTCCGCGCCGCTGTTCCCGGCCTCTGCGTCCTTGATGAACGAATCCATGGACGCGGTGTAGCCGTTCTTCCGCAGATAGGCGATCGCGTTGTCCACGTCCGCCTGGTTCGTCGTCGCGGCGTACCGGGCGATGGACTGAAAGCCTTCCGTGTCCATGATGGACTGCATGGCCTCGCTCGTCGGCTCCGCGTTCCTGACCGTCTCGTAGGACTTCGACTGCCGCATACCTTCCGGCATGGGCGTTGTCTGCTCCGTTTGGAAGCGGTTCTCCCAGTTGACGCCGGATCGTCCGTCCGGCACCTGGGGCAGCATCGGCTCCGGCATGGTCGGGCGCGTGCCGGGAAGCTCCTGCTCCGTCTGCACGTCGACCGGCGCGATAGGCTCAGCCGCCGTCTCCGCCTCCGCATTGACAGCATCGACCGCGTTCGCCGCGGCTTCCGCGCCGGCGGTTTCTTCGGCGGTCTGCTGTGCCTCGACGGTCGGCGCTTCCTCGCCCGTCACCTGCCACGCGAGATCGGGATGCTCCGCGATGAACTCCTGCGCGAGCTGTTCCTCCGTGACCTCGCCGAGCGCAAGCATAAAGCTCTCGTCGTCCAGATACCGCTCCCACTCATTCATCCCGGCAAGCCGTTCCGCGTTTGCCGCGTCCCGAGACCCGGCGATGCGGGACTTCGCGTCGATGTACTCCTGATTGGCGGGGACGCGGTCGTTGATTTCACGACCCGCCTTATAATCCTCCGATGCCTGGAACATGGAATCAAACGAACGATACCCGTTCGACAGCATCTCGTCCAGGATCATCTCGACCTTTTTCGCGGCGGCATAGTTCTCCTGCCCGTTGTCGTTGATGATCGCATCGCACGCCGCTATTACATCCTTCATGGAGAGGCCGAGTTCTTTTGCTCTGGATGTCAGCGGAGAGTTATCTACGTGCGTAACATATCGACCCTTTCGAGTGGAGCTGTGCATCACGCTGTCCGCCGACCGTTCGGCGTCCCATTTCAGCGCCTCCGCAACGGGGACATAGTACTGATGCAGCTCCGGGTGATCGAACTGAAACGCCTTGATGCTTCGATTGCCGACCTCCGAGAAGGAACGGTTGTCGATGTGGTTCTCCGGCGCGCCTCTGGCCGGGGAGGTCTGCCCGTCCGCCGCGCGCTGTTCGCCGAGCTGGACGGCTTCCTGCGTCTGGCGCTCAGACATAATAGCCGTGGCCTCGTCGTTGAGCTGCTGAAACTCAGCGTCAAGAGCGTCCATTTCTTCCGCCGTTACAGTGCCGCCGTTCTGGCCGCGCTGTTCGACCTCCTGCCGCCGAACCATATAGTCACTGATTCTCGCTTCGAGATCCGCCTGACGTTCGTCGAGCGTCATCGGCGCCGCCGGTTCCGCTGCCGGGACTTCGACCGGAGCCTCTTCCGCGACGGCATTGTCGACGGCCTGCTGTGCGATTGCCTCCACGTCGCCGTTTTCCGAGGGTTTAACGCCGAGCGCGGTGTCGACTATACCAGCGATATCCGCGTCGATGCCCGTGCGCTGTGCGGCCTCCTGTGCGGCAGTCCCGCGACCGACAACAGCGCCGCCCGCCTGTCCGAGTCCGCCGAGGATAGCGCCGACGGCAAACTCGCGCGCAACGTCGCCGGATTCGGGAGCCTCGTACGACCACCCCTCACCCTTTGCCGCGTTGCGGATGGAGTCGGCAAGCGGACTGAGATAGTCGCCGATGACCTCTTCCAAGCCTTCCTCGATCATGCCGGTGGGGACTTTCATGATCCTTCCCAGCATGCTGTTGACGAGAGACCTATAACCGGACTCCCCGAGCGTCTTCACGAGCGCCTTTTCTGCGGCCTTGTCCACCACACCGGCCGCCTTGTCGTAGACAGGGTTTCCGCCGAAGATGTGTTCCGTGACCCATTCAACGGCGGCGTTCTTCGTGCCGGTAAAAATCTGGTCGCCGAGGTCGCCGCCTTTCTGCGCGGCTTCGTTCACGCCGCCGCCGAACGAGCGAACGAGCATCGGAACCATGTTGTTCCCGCCGAGTGCTGCGCCGGCGATCACGTCGCCCAGCATCTCCAGTCCGGCGACGCCCGCGTCCGTCAGAAGAGACCCGATCGTTCCGAGCCCTTCCTTCGCTTCGGTCTGCGCGGTCTGCGCTTCCTGCGTCAGATTCGCTGCCGTCCCGTACATCTGCTGTCGGACGTTCTCGCCGCCCTGCACGGCCTGTTCCGCATCGTTCCGGCTGAGATTGTCCAGCGCACCGCCGAGGATCAGCGCATTCGGGTCATAGCCCATGGCCTGCGCGCGCTGGGCGTACGCCTGCCGGGTCTGCTCGCTTGCGTCGCCGTGGAGCGACCGGGACGTCGCCTCCGAGATCAGCGCGCTAGTGCCGGTATATCCGGCGGCAGTATCCTTCGCGGCCGCTTCAACGATATTGCCGAGGCGCTGCGGCAGCTTGGAGTCTCCGCCGCCCCTTGCCGTAGATACCGCCGCCCCGAGCGGCGACGTCAGCCAGTTCGCGATCTCGCGCCACTTGTTCCGCTCCTGCTCCGTCTCCTGCTGCGCGGACGTCTTCGGCACGGTGACGGTGCCTGTCCGCCGGGTAGAGGTGTCGGTGTTGCCGGTGCTTGTCTTGCTGCCGGAACCGGAGGTTTTGGAAGACGTGCCGGTGCTCGAACGGCTGGTGGTGGAAGAGGACTCGAAAAACGACTTCGTGCCGCTTGTGCCGGAAGACTGCGCGCTCCCCGACTTGCTGGTTTTGGAGGACGTCTGCGAGGAAGATGTGGAGCCGGAAGACGTCTGCCCGGTCTTTGTCGTTTTCTCCGCTTTCGTGCTCGCCGCAAAGCTGGATTTGTTTTTTTTCAGTTTCGTTGTTGCCATATCATCGTCCCCTTGTCAGCGGGTGAAATCAGAACTTTCCGCTGAGGTGAGAGTGTCCGCTGGAATTGACGGTCGTCCCCCCGCTGCTGCCGCTCAACTTGACGTTGGAGTTGACCTTGCTCGACGAGCTGGATGCCGACTTTGCCGCCGAGACGCCGGACGCGAGGCCAACCGCCGCCGCGGAGCCTGCCGAGCCGCTGCTGCTGGACGTGCTCTTGGACGAGCCGCCGGAGGAACGGCCGCCGCTGCCGCCCGAGCTGCTGCCCGAGCCGTACATCTGCTGATACCACAGCGCCCGCATGGCGTTGACCTGCGCCTGCGTGTACCCGAGATCCAGATACCCGGAGAAGATGCCGTACTTCGCCAGCGTCTCCGCCTTGTCCAGCTTCTGCGCGTATTCGTTCTGCGCGTCCTCCGCCTCCGCCCGGTTGACGGTGTAGGCGCTCTGCCACGCGTTGTAGTTCTCCTGCGCCTGCGCCCGCTGCGTCGCAACGATGCTCTCGTCGACGCGGACGGCCTCGTCGTACAGCGCCTTCGCCCGGTTCAGATTGCCCTCCGACACAGCCTTCGCGACCGCCGCCTGATACGACGCCTGGATCTGCCGGCGGTTCTCCTCGACGTTGTTCATCGCCTCCGCCTCGCTCCGCCGGAGGCTCGTCATGTTGTCCTGGTAGTTGTTCTGGGAGGACAGCGCGTACTGCGAGCCCGCGCCGACGTTGATGCCGCGGGCAAGTGCGCTCTGCCGGAAGTTCTGCTGCGCGATCTCGTTCTCCGCCGCCAGCGCCTCCCGCTGCCGCTTGTACTGCGGCGCGATCTTCGACGCCTGATAGTCAAGAGCCCGGACGTTCTCGTCGTACGCCGCCTGCTCCTGCTGCTTCTGCGAGTTGATGTATTCGTCGTAGTAGCTGTTGACACGCTCGTCCTGGCTCGTCGCCGGGTTGAACGTCTGCACCTGATACGGCGTGAGTTTGGTGCTTGTGGTCTGCTGCTGTTCCAGAGTTTCGGTCGTTGCCATAGTGTTTATTCCCTCCCCCGGTTACACGGAAAAACCGACGATGTACTGCGGAATAAGGATCGATGCGGGATAGTATGTTCCTCCAGTGAGGTCGCCGGCGCCAAACGTGACAGTGCCGGCCGGCTTGTCGATGGTGACAGGGCGGTAACGGTTCATCGCGCTGCCGGAGGAGAGCACCGTCTCAAAGATCGCCGACTGGATGGTCGCCCCGTCCGGGACGTGCACAAAATGCGTCACATACGCAGCGGTGCTCTCGTTCCGCCGACACACGATCATGAACAGGTTGTAGTCGGACAGATTGTCGATGGTAAGCGTCTGCGCCGCGAACCCGACCGCCGGGGACTCGTTTGTCCAGAGCTCCGTGCCCTTCCCGATCGCCCCGATGTTGTCCGGCGTGATCCCGAGGTTTGTCCGGGCGTCCGCCGCATTGTCCGCCCCCGTGCCGCCGCGTGCGACGGGGAACGTGCCGGAGGTGACGTCCGCCGCGTCGTGCGTGTGCGCGGATGCCGCCGCGCCGATGTTCTCCGGCGTGATGCCGAGATTCGTGCGAGCCTCCGCCGCCGTGCTCGCGCCCGTGCCGCCGTCCGCGACCGCTACGTCCGTTCCGCCGGAGCGATATGCGCCGAGGTCGGCAAGCGCCTGAAGCATGTTGGCAAGCGTGGTGTACCCCGTCGTGCTGTCGGACACATCCGCAAACGGGATCTTGTCCGTGGAAGCCAGCGAACGGATGCCGAGGGCGTTCATGAAATTCCAGAGTGCCGCTGCCGCGGTAGACGCTCCCGTACCGCCCCGTGTGATGGGTACAGGGGTTTTGAGAGCCGTCGGGTCGATGTCGGATACCGGGATCGAAACGTTGCCGGTGCCGTCGAACGTGGCGGAGCCGGACGCACCGCCGGACAGGGAGATCGTCCGCGGCGTCTGCAGCTTGACGGCCTCGTCCGCGACCGCCGCCGTGTCGACCTTGCCGTCGTTGTCCGTGTCGTACGTCGCCTTCATCATGTCGCCGTAGCCGCTGGACTGCATCGCCTCCGCGACCGCCTTGCCCGTGACGAGCTTCGTGTCGTCGTTGACGAGCGTGTGCAGCACGCCGTCGATGCCGTCGATGTTCGCCGCCGTGTCCGCCACGATCTGCAGCGCCGGGAGCAGCGTGCCGTTGAGATACGCCTTGATGAGATTCCCCGCGAGGTCGAACTGCGCCTTCAGCTCCGACGGCGTCATGCCGCCGACGTCGTTCGGCTCGTCGTCCAGCTTCGCGATGATGTCGAGATCGTCGTTCAGAGGAGTAAGATTCATGTCGTATTGCCTCCTGTTATCGTGCGTAGACCGTGCTGCGCACCGTGATGTCCGTGCTTGTCAGCTTCGCCGTCGTGTCGCTGCTGTTGGATTCGAGGACGAGCTGGCAGTATGCGTATTTCTTCGCCTTCAGCTTCCGCCGCGTCACCCGCGGGATCGCCGCCGTATTGAAAGACCACTGCGTGAAGTCGGCGTCGACGAACGTCGCCGTATTGCTCGATGCGGACTGGATCTCGCTCTGTCCGATCGTCGTCTCCCGGTCGGAGTTGACGTACATCTCCACATAGCTTTTCCGTTCCGGCTTGATACCGAGGAAGATGCGCAGCGTGTATTTCTTCAGCCACTCGCGGTTGAAGGAAAGCGACCCCGAGCGCCATACCGCATGGATCGCCGCGCCGTTGTCGTTCCGGTAGTCGTTCGATACCCGGCGGATATAGCCGTCCGCCATGCCGATGTACATCTCGCGGTCGATGGCGAGCAGGCACCGCGCTGGGAAGTTCGTGTACAGATACCAGGCGTCCGCCGCGTAATTCCATACGAGCGCCCGCCCCTCGTTCACGATGTAGAGCTCCTGCGCGTAGTTGTTGTCGTAGCAGATGCACGACTCCAGCGAGAACGTCGCCAGCGTCGCCGCGACGCGGTCGCTGATCCGGCGCGCCTGCCGCTCGTCCACGGTGAGGTTCGAGGAATAGCTCGCGTTGTTCCGCCAGCTGTAAACGTCCTTGCCGTGCAGGGAGATCGGGTCGTTGAGGACGAGCTGCACCTGCCCCGGTGCCACGTTGCCGATCGTGCGGTTGACCGGCGTCGAGTAGAAGGCCGCCGTCTGCCGTCCGTCCGGGAGCGTGATCGCGCTGTACTGGATGGAGAAGGAGCTGTGCGTCTTGAACGCGACAAGGCGGGAGTAGTGCCGGATGAGGCTGGTGATGGGCGTGTTCTCGTCGCCGACGTCCAGCACGTTCATGTCCGGGAAATACTCCGCCGTCGGGTTGCCGTCGTAGTCGATGCCGGAGTACAGGGCGATGTTCGTTCCGTCGCCGTACAGGAAAACGCGGTTGTCCGTCGTGCCGGAGAACAGCTCCGCGTACCGCATCGCCGTGATCTGGCTGCGGAAGTCTGTGCCGGCGCTCCAGCCGATCTCGATGGTGTTCGTGCCCTCCGCCGGCGCCGTGGTGAAGGTGATCGTCCCCGCTTCCGTGTCCGCCGTGTATCCCGTGATGGGAACGTCGCCCGCGCGGTACTTGACGTAGTCGATGCCTTCGATGCCCTTCTCCGGGAGTTGGAACGTCGTGTCCGTGCCGCCCGGGGAGATCCAGCAGCGCCGCGTGTCGTTGAGCTTGTTGATCTGTTCGAGCTCCGTGCCGCCGCCGGACGCCGTTACGCCGATCGTGACAAGCGGCCGGTAGCCGGTCACGTCGTACAGCGTCTCGCCGTCCCAGCACTTGTACTCCGTGCCGTTGAGAAGATAGAGCTTCCCGGCAAAGCCGAACATAAAGACGCGGCCGGTCGTCTGCACCGCGCCGATGCTTTCCCGGTTCCAGACGTGGTTCGTCTCCCAGATGCGCCACAGATTCCCGTTGCAGGCGACGATGAACACATCTTCCCCGGCGACGTTGCCGCTCCACATCCCGCGCACCTCCGCGTTCGTGCCGATGCCGGTGACGGTGACGTCGTGCCAGATGAGCACCCAGGCGTCCGCCTCCGCGTCCCACGTTGCGCCGACCAGCCGCCGCGCCGTCTGCGTGACGGAACGGAGGTAGTAGTATCCGGCGTAGGTTTCCGCCGCCGCCGGCATGTCCTCCGCCGTCAGCGCCACGCGCTCCCCGGACACTTCGATGATCCCCGTTTCCGAAACGGCCATATCCGACCACAGCATCCGCACAAAGCTCTCCGACTGCGTCTCGCGGATTTCCTCCGTGCCCTCCGAGAGCCGGTAGTCGCCCAGCAGCCCCACGATGTTCCGCGTGCCGGGTCGCACCTGCAGGTTGCCGTCCCGCGTGACGCGCCAGTTATTGCAGACCGACGCCTCCCCGGCGCGGAGCTTCGTGTCGCCGTCCGGGTTCTCGTTCAGTCCGCGCCATGTCTGGATGCGCCAGACCTGTTCGCCCGAAGGCGTTGTTACTCGTGCCATGTTGATTCACCTCAGTTGATGAGCTTGCTCCACGTTTTCGCGCCGACTTCTCCGTCAGCGGTGAGGCCGTTGTCCTTCTGGTACTTGAGGACGGCGGCTTTTGTCTTGGCTCCGAACTCCCCGTCCACGGTGCCGGCTGAGTAGCCGAGGCCGTTGAGCAGGATCTGGAGCTTCTTGACCGCGCTCCCCTTGGAGCCGTTCGCGAGAAGATACGCCGAAACGTTCACGGTTTTCCCTCCTTCAATCTCCCCGCAGAGGACGGCAAAACACCACTCGACGAAAACACAACACCACGGATAAGCGGAGCCAGAGACGGCCTTGCCGTAGAACCAGGCGTTGTACTTCACATTGTTGGAGTTGGCCGGGGATTCCTTCACGCCGACTTGACCCGCCGCGATCTGGATGAGCCGCGCCGCCGTCTGTGCGCTTGTCCACTCCGGCCGGACGTAGCCGACGACCTGCGAGACAGTCCGCGTCCGGCGCATGACCGCGCCGCCGTTGTCGTTTGACGTGACAGAGGTATTCCCCTCGATGGTGGTCAGCGTGTTCCCCGTCTGCGAGACGAGGATGCCGACGTGCTGTCTTGTCTTGTGCGCCCCGGAGAAGTCGAACAAAACGAGGTCGCCCGGCTGCCCCGTCCCCGTGTAGGGAATGAAGCAGCCGTTCTGTTTTGCCCAGTCTCCGAGTGTGCCGCAGTTCGCGGTTTTCGGGATAAGCATATTACTTGTCCACTTCCGGCAGTCCTGCGACGCTCGTCAGCAGAGACAGGATGCCAGCCAGAAGTGACGCACTTCCGACCATGATCCAGTTGACATCGCCCATGACAGCGGACGTTCCGATGGTCGCCACCGCCGTCTGAGCGATGGTTTTGATGCAACGAATACCAGCAGCTTTAATCCAGGTCATTTTCTTTACCTCCTTAAACTCCGAAAAGCATTTTGATGAGCACTCCGATGAGTGCTGTGCCGATGACTCCCACGCCCCAAAGGATAGCGGACAGCTTTGTATTGATAACGGCGAACTCCGTGTCTTTTTGCGCCATCCTGTCCTCCAGGGCTTTTACGCGATCTTCGATGTCTGTCATGGTTAAGACCTCCTGTTTCGCCAGACATCATTGTCTGCGCGGATTTTTTGATAGCAAGCGATAAAGATTATCACCATCGGAATGTTGCCAACCGCCACGCCGAGGACGAACGCTATGAGGATGTCAAGCCACTTCATGCCTTACCCCTCATAAACGCGAACGTAAATATTTACAAGCGCGGAGAGCGGATTATAGACAGCGGTTCCCGTACTGCGGAAGCAAATGTACGTCACGCCATCCTGAGAGTAGTATTTTCCCTCAAAGAGTTCCATGTTGTTGTTATACGGAATGGGGTTGTTCGGCGTGTCGCCCTGTCCCGGCTTCTCGACCTCGGTGTAAAGCGCTGCCGTGTCGATGGAGGGCGGGTACTGAGCCTGTGCCGTGTGCGTCTGCCGAACGCGATACAGTTTGCCGTCGTACTGCAAACGCTTCCCCTCAACGCAGTTCATCCCGTCATGCCACACGGGATAGATGCCCACCGCCTCGACCGCCTGTTCGTCCGTGGCAGATTCGCGGATGCTCTTGACCGCCGCGATGAAGGAATCAAGTTCAGCTTTTTTCATGCCAGCGCCTCCTCAATGGCCTCTGCGATCTCCTCGGCGGTCAGCTCTTCCTCCGGGTCGGGTTCGGGCAGTTCGACCTCGTAAGCCTCCCATGTCAAGTCTTCCCGGAGTCGGTAGTCCGTGGTATCCGTCCGGGCGGGTTTGGCATGAATGATTTCGAGAATGGCGTTGTATTCCGCTTCGGTGATTTCTTCGCCTAGGTTACCCTCCCCAATGAAGGAGATGCACCTCTCCGCAACGATTTTGTATTTACGCATTGGACAGCCCCCCTATCTCGAACAAGTACAACTCATAGGTTGCACCGGCTCGCAGATTCGCATAGTTCGATGATGGGTATTTCAGAGCGCCGGTAGATGGCGTCCAATTATTAAACCCTCCGGAGCTGTCGGAAGTATCATTGCCGTCAGAGGTCAAAAGAAATGCATGCGCCCTAGAACCGTCTGTGTTCCCGGTTTTGAACGCCGTCCACAGTTCATAAGCACGGCTCCCGCTAGATGCTGGGCGAGTCAACACACCAGTAGCAAATATCAGAATTAAATAGTTTGTAACTGGGGATAGCTGCAACTGTATAGGATTGCTCTTTGTTATATCCGTGGCAGGAACTATTGTCTCGTGGTTCAAAATGTGCGAGGGCAACCCACCTCCTCCGCTGATCGCCTCGATTGCGCTCACGAACTCAGCCGGGAACGCAAGGCTTGCCGATGTCCCGCCTTTGGTGCGGATAGCATTGGCAACAGAAGTGAGGTCAGCGTCAAGCTGTGTGCTGTCTACGAGTTTATCAACGCTCATCAGTAGCTACCTCCACTCCATGTCTGCATCGTCACGGGAGCCACGATGCCGTCACTACCCACGACCATGAATTTTCCGGCGTTTTCTACGCCTTGGTCTGCCTCAACCGCTCCCACATCCGATGCCGAGGACGGGATAGACAACGAGTCCGTCCCGGTGCTCCACCCGGAAGCGTCGCACAAAAGAAGCCGAACCGAGTCAGGCTCTTCCACGTTGACAAACAGGAACGAGTTCCCCGAATGCTTGCTCAGGATATAGATACGCTCCGGTGTGCCAAGTCCATTGTCCAGCTTTTTGCAAGCAACCAGCATCCCGTTCGCTTTTGCCGTGCTGAGTTCCGAATACGTAGTAGTCCCGTAGGTCGCCCAGAACACCTGTTTCAAGCCGAGGTCTTGTGCGCTCTTGTCGCCCGTAAGCTCCACGCCGTTGATAGACGGGAGGTTGTCAAGCTCTTCGTAGTCGGATGTGCCGCCGCCCGGGCTGTCGGAGCCATTCAGTCCCGCGGCGACGATGGGAATGGTAACCTGCGTGAGCACGCCGATGCCGTTTCTCATGTAGCACTCGATTTCCGCGCCGGGGACGGTCGTGTCCGGGATCGTGAAGCTGAGCGAATATACCTTTTGCTGTCCGGCGCCGCGTCCCTCCCCCCAACTGATCTGCTCCGCGTCGTTGGTATAGGAAGCGCTGATATATTCCGCGCCGTACGGGCTTCGCACGCCGTCGGCGATCTGGTAAGACGTCAGGGTCAGCGTGGACGGCGTCAGTCGCGAGCCCTCCTCCGCGTTCGGATCGTACACGATGGCGCTGGCGGACGGCTCCAGGACGTACAGCGTCGCGTCCGCGCCCGCGTCGCCCTTGGCGCCCTGCGGCCCCGTAGCGGAGACGCCCGTGTCGACCCATGCGCCGTTCTGCCAGATGCGCCATGTCCCGTTCTCAATACGCGGATAGTGATCGACCGCTTCCTCGGCGGTCTGCCCGGCGGCAAGCACCTGCTCCACCCACGTCTCGTACGGTTCGGGCGCTTCCGTGTCGCCACCGATGTCCCGTACGACCTCCGTGCGGAATACGATGGACTTCGCGAGCGTGCTGCCGACGTACCAGAACAGCTCGCACGTGCCGCGCCCGGCGATCGCCGTGTCCGCGTTCGTAAGTGTCCACGTTACCGTGCGTGCGTCGTCGTCCTGGTCTACGGCGGCCGGGTACGGGTCTTCCTCCTCGGGACGGATGACCGCGAGCTGCGCGTCGCCCTGGCCGTACGCGCTTACCAGCCACGACACGTTGAAGACGACCTGCGTCGCCTCATTCTCGCCGCGGCGTCCCAGCATGATCCGGTCATACGAGCGCCCGGGCTTTATGGTGATCGGTATAGTAATCATGGATGTACCACCCTTTTGTTTTCAGATTCAGAAAAGGCCGGAGCGGAGGTTCCGCCCCGGCCGGGGATGTTAGGGCGCGATGTGCTTGTAGATGCCTTTCGCCTTGGGAGTGCGGACGAAGGCGTCGAAGATGATGCGGCCCTCGGCAAGGTCGCCGTCGATGCCGGGAGGATCGTTGTGCACGCGCATGGTGCGCAGCTTGATCGGGTCGGCGGAGGCGTCCTTGTACTTGATGAGGAAGTTGCACTTCGCGGGGAGATAGCTGTCGGGAACGGCGATGACCGGGCAGCCGTCCAGGTAGCCCATGAGGCCGTTCTTGTAAGCCTCGGTCGCCATGCTGTCGGAGTGCTGGATCTGGTCGGACAGCTTTGCGGACACGAACAGGGTGTTGCCGATGAAGATGTAGCGGTTCTTCAGGGGCACGAGGTTGTTGCTCATGGCGGCGTTGCCGGTCATGATCGCCTCGACGATGGTGCTCTTGGTCAGGGCGGCGGCGGTGGCGACGGTAAGGCCGGCGTCGGTCGCCCAGACGGAGAGGCGGCGCTGGTCGACGAGCGGAGTGATCTGCTCGTCCCACGCCACTTTCAGGCGCTTGTTCGCCTGCTTGACGTTGAACTGCTCGGTGGCGTTGCCCTTGTCGATGATGAACGAGAAGGACTTGTCCTGCGTCAGGGTATAGTCCTCGACGGTGTCGCCCAGCTCGGCGGGAGTTCCGAAGCGGTTGCCCGCGGCGGTGCGGCTGTAGTTGTTGACGGTGACCTGGTCAGCCGTCCACACGTGGATGGTAGCGACGCCGTCCCAGTCAAACTCCTTGCCGGCAGCGGCCTCGGTGAAAGATTCGTGAGAAAAGCGCTCGTCCAGAAGAGGGCGATATTTCTCGCCAAGATTGATTGCCATGTGGTGTTACCTCCGTTTTGGCATACCGGAGGCTTTGCTCCGGTATCAGTCGGAGCTGTACCAGTCGTCTACGATCGCGTCGGTCGGTTTGTCCGTCCCTTCGCTCTTCTGACTGCCTGTCGTACGGCTCTTGTTTTTCTTGTTGTTCTCCTGAGCCGTCAGTTTCTGGTTGAGGTCGGCGATCTGCTCCTTGAGCTGCCGGTTCTCCTCGCGCCGCCATGCCGTGATGAGATCCCCCGTCTGCGCGTACTCGTCCCAAACAGATTTCGGGATCTCCTCCGCTTTGACGTCGGGGTACTCGGCGACGAATGCGTCGACGGCACGCTGGAAAGCCTGCTGCTCCTGCTGCCCGCCCTGCAGAGTCGAGCGCTCCTTCTCGAGAGCTGCCCGCTCGCGCTGGTTCTGTATGCGACCCTGGGCGACCGTCAGGTCGATGCCTTCGTCCCTCACCATGATCTCCGCACGCATGCGGTCGATCAGCTCCGGCACGGTGACTTTGTGGCGATCCGCAAGCTCCTGAACAAAGCTGTGGGCTTCCTCCCACCCCTCTGTCCCGGTGAGCTTCTGATTCGCCTCCTCCAGTTTCTGACGGATGCGGTCATAGTCCATGCCCTTCTGCGCAAGCGCTATGACCTCGTCTCTCGACACTTCCCGGGTCTCGTCCAGGTGTTTCAGCGTGAAGGTCTGGTCTGTGCCTTCGTCGCCTTCGGCCTCGGCAGGCTCCTCGTTGGCGTCGGCTTCCTCCGCTTCTGTCTCCGGGGTCTGGTCTTCACCCGCGGTTTCGTCTTCGGCAGGCGCGGCTTCGTCTTCGGCGGCTGTGTCCGGCTCGGAAAAGTCGATGCTGTCCCAGTCATCCCAGTCCACCTTTGCTTCCGTCGCGTTGGTGTTCATTTCGTCCATGTTGTATTCCTTTCTCCGCTATGGTCGGCGGGTTAAGATACGTGGTGGTTTATACGATCCCGGCCGGCACCTCTCCGGTCGCGTTGATCGCTCTCTGCAGCTGTCCGTAGCCCTGCCCCTCCGGCATGGGTACGGTCGGGTTCAGCTCGCCGCCGCCTCCGGCGGACGGCTCTTCCGGCATCGGCGCCATCTGCGCCATCATCGCCTGCTGCTGCTTGATCTCCGAAATCAGCTCCTCCTTCATCGGGACGTTCTGGTCCGGGATGCGCTCGAGGAACTGGACGATGTCGATCTTGCCCTGCATGAGCAGGTTCTCCATCGTCTGGATGGAACTCATCTCCGACCAGTAGGACGACGCACCGACGTCCAGCTTCAGCCGCATGGGGAGATCCTTGATCGTCGAGAAGTCGAACAGCACCGGCACGGTCGTCCCCGCCGGGAGCATGCCGCTCTCCGCCGCGAAGTCCTTCAGCTCTCCGCTCAGCATCTCCTCCGGCACCTGGTCGAGCGGCATTTCGACATACCGCTTGCCGTAGTACTCGCCGATGAAGTCGAGATAGATCATGCCGAGGTCTTCGATCGCGTCGTACAGGTTCTGCTTCGTCAGCTCCATCGGAACGGAAGACGCACGCTGCAGGGCGATAATCGCGGACGTGTTGTCCGGCCTCGTGTTGCCGAGCGCCGCGTCCGTCGCGCCGAGGAAGCTGTTGGTGTAGTCGATGACCGACGCGATGAGCTGATGCACCTGCGGCGACTGCTGCGCCGGCTCGATGATCGACGCAACGTCGTTCGTGTTGCCGCCATCGATGCCGATGGCAGCGCCGACCGCGTTCGACCAATGCCGGATGCGCGTCTTGTCGTACACCGTCCGCGGGAACGCCGTGTGCATCTGCGAGATCATCGTCAGCGCGAAGAACTTGTTGACGAACATCTGGTTCGTCAGAAGCCCCGTCAGCATCGCCTGCCCGTGGTAGCTGTCCTGCACATAGTCCCAGTTCATCCAGATAAGCGGGTAGTGCTTGATGTTCAGATCCCACTCCGGGCGGACGACGCAGTGCTCCGTCGTCTCCATCGCGTGGATCGTGCCGGACTTCTTGTCCCGCCACAGATACAGCAGCAGCGTGCACTTGTCGTCCGTGTAGCTGTCCATAAGCGACTGCGTGTCGTCCGTGTCCGGCCGGATCATCTCGCGCTCCCCTTCGGAAACGCCGTTATCCTCCGCCATGTCCCGCACGTCCTCGACGAGCTTCCGCTTCGCGATGAGGATGTACGGCTGCGTCTGCACGTGCCGGTCGTTCGGATTGCCGAACTGTACCCGCGTGTTCTCGAGGAGCTCCGTGCAGATGCCGCCTTTCGCGTCCTGCCCCGTCTCCATGTCCGCGTCCCAGAACGTGTACATGCACCCGTCGCCGTCGACGGCGGCGTTCCGCATGAACTCACGCGCCTTCGCCGCGATCTTGTTGTGCTCGAACAGCTCGTCGAACACGGCGTTGATGATGTCAACCGTGCCCTGCAGCTTCTTCCGGTCTTTGACCGCGGGCAGCGTCGTCGCGGTGATCTTCACGTTGTCCGACGTGTTCGATGCCACGCAGTACAGCGTGTCGCGCTTGAGGAAGTTGAACACCGGCTGCGGCAGGCCGTTCGCCTTGACGCCCTCCCACTGCTTGCCGATGAAGAAGTTCTCGTTGTTCTTGACCGTATCGTTGAGGCCGATCTGGCCGTTGAACTGCAAGCCCTTCCGGTACTTCTTCCATACGGCGTCCGCGTCGAGCTTCTTGCTGTCCTTCTTCTCCGGGTCTTTCTTACTGCCGTTTCTTTTCACTCTCGCCGCCTCCCTTGAGGTCGAAGCTCAGAATGGAGTTGATTCCTTCCTGGAACCGCTGCTCCGCCGTCGCCTCCTCCTCGATGACCGCCTGATACTCCGGCACGAACGCCTCGAGAACTTCAAGACGCTCCGCCAGCTCGTCGAGGTGCCTGCTCTGCTTCGCGACTGCGTCCGCAAGAGACGCGACCGTCTGCAGCAGCTTGTCCTCGCGCTTGTTTCGGAAAATGCTCATGCCGTCACTCCTATGTACGATGCCGTCGGCTCTCCGCCGCACATGTATTCCTGGTAATCCTCGCCCGCGTCCTCGTCGTCGTCCTCGTCGTCCAGAACAGCGCCCGGCCGCTCTGCCGCCGTCTGACGCGAGATGCAGTAGTAACGCAAAGCGTCTACCGTGTGCGTGATCTCGTGCGGGATCTTCGCGCAGTCGTTCGGGTTCTTCTCGTCCGCCTGGATGTCCCGGATGTCGTCGATCAGCTCCTTGCACGTGTCAAAGATGATGAGGTTCGGCTTTACGACCTCTTTGCCGTCCGCACCCGTCGTCGTCCGCATCGCAAGCTGCTCCTTGATGAGCATGTGACCCTGCACGCGGTTGTTCGACACCGACACGATCGGAAGGCCGTTCTCCATAAATACCTCGGCCATCGTCTTGCCCGTGTCCTTCTGCCGGTTCCACATGTCCGGCGGCGCGAACGTGATGACGATCTGCTCGCCCGGCAAGGTCGTGTCCAGGCACTCCGCCGCCGCCTGCTGCACTATCAAGTCCTTCTTCTTCAGCTCGCGATAGACCCACGACCGCCCGTCCTCGTCGACCGCGACCCAGTAACAGGCAAAACAGTCGAGGCCGTAGTCGAACGCCCGGTAGCGCTGCCAGTGGTCGGGGATCTTGAAGGGCTTGCACGTGTGCACACCCAAACGGAACTCCGGGAAGTACGCGCCCGACAAGGCGTTCCAGTCGCCGTACCGATACGCCTTGCGCAGGTTCTCCGGCAACGACGCCAGCACCTGCAGATACGCCGGCGACTTCTCCAGCATCTGCGTGTTGTCCTCGACCGTCGCGAAGATGAAGGAATAGTCGTCCGGGTTCTCGTCCGCCTCCGGGTTCAGCGGGTCGCGGATGAAGTCGCGGTCGATGAACAGCCGCTTCACCCACCGATGCCCGACGCCGCCCGGGTTGCACGTCAGATACATCCGCTTCGGGATGTCGTTCGTACCGCGGAGGCACGCCGCCAGAAATCGGAACTCCCGCTCGACGAACTGCGTCGCCTCGTCGATGAAGATCCAGTCGTATTCCTGGCCGTTGTACTCGTTCTCCGATTCCTGTCCCGTCCAATGCCCGAACGTGATGACCGAACCGTTGTAGAAGTACATCCGGTGCAGAGACCCGTTGTACGACACCAGCTCCTGCGGGAACATCTTCAGCATCGGCTCGATGTGGTTCGACTGCAGCTCCGGGTAGTGCCGGCGCATAATCAGAATCTTGATGCCCGGATACGTGAACGCACCCAAGCCCGCCTTCGTCCGAACCGCGTGCGTCTTGCCGCCGCCCTTCGCGCCGCCGTATGCCGTGTATAGCGTCCGGCTCTCGTAGAACAGCTTCTGCTTCGGGTTCGCTACGCCGGGATCCCACGTAAATTCAGTTTTCGATGAAGCTCGCTGTTTCGGCATTTTTTCTCAGACCGACCACCGTTTCCAGAAAAGGGACCGCCTCTTTTTCCGCGCCCCCCTTACTTCCCGGCGTCCGCTCCTACTCCTTCCAGCTTGATCGTCAGCTTCTTCTCCGTCGATACCTCCTGCTTGTCGGAGTAGCCGCCGTTCTTCGGCTGCTTCAACGCAAAGATCGCTCCCGTCGTCGCCTTCGGATCGTCCGCCATCGCCTTCAGGTAGTAGTTCTCGCGGATCATCTGCAGCTTCAATACCGCCGCCGCGTTCTCTTCCGCCTTCAACAGCTCCTGCAGCTCCGGCGCCGTCAGCTCCTCGACGCCCTCTTCGTCCTCAAACCGGTCGACAATGTCCGAGTTGATGTACTCCAAGAGCTCGTAGTCCGACGGCATCGCCCGACGATTCGTGTGCAGATACCGACCGAAACGGTCGATCGCTTCCGCAAATATCTCGGCCGGAAACATCAGCTACCCCTCCTTCCTTTCGTCGTTTTATCGCCCATGTGAGCGGTGTAGGATTCTGGTTTCAAATGCGGGAAGTGCCTCCGGTTTAGCCCGGCTCGCGACCGGCCCCCCGTTTTTCCGCTACCCCCCAGCAGCTTGAAAAAATTTTGTAGGGTACTAGGTAAGTAAGTATATATATACCTACCCCCACCCCAGGCCCCGCGGCCCGAGGCCCCGGAGGTCTTGAAGCCTGGCAGCCGCCCCCCTCTAAATAGCCTCATCGTAATATCGGCAAAATAGATATTATGCCGATAAAGTCCGCAAAGCCTTGAAAACACTGGGTTTTTGAAATGCGGTGGTTTACGTCCTGTTATCACATCTCCGTTTTACCACGGTCTTGTGCATATTGACCATGCCAGAAAACGCAAGAAAAGCGCCCGGATCGGCTGAATCCAGACGCTTTTTGCATTGTATATTATGCATTGTTATTCACTTATTTATGCATATTTATTCATTATCGGAAGTCAAGCGCGTTTTTGTACTCTCAGCACATCTCTTTTGTCCACTCAGCACAACCGCATTGTCTTTCCCTCTTATATCTGCATCGAGGGACAGCGCCGGAGCCGGAGAGGCGAGGCGCGGCGTATCTGCAGCGAGGCCAGCCGGAGCGATCCAGCGCAGAAGGCCAGCAGCGGAACAGCAGCGGACGAGCCCGGCGGAGATGCAGCGAAGGACCTGCAGCCAGCCGGAGCGGATGCAGCCAGGCAGACAGCACGACCACCGGCGGACCTGCAGCGGAGCAGATCGACCGGCGGCCGAGGCTGGCAGCGTCCGAGCCCGAACGAGATCGAGCCGGCGCCGTCCATCTTCAAACTTTTGGTGCGGTAAGTATGTAAGTAATCTATACGTATCTCTTCTTAATCTATACGAGTCTATAATCTATACGAGTTATATAATTATAAATATATATAATATAAATAATATAATAATTATATATATATCTTCTCTTTCTTTGCATACTTTCTTTCTCTTCAGGAACGGCCACGGTGTCCCCGTGCAAGTTGCACAAAAGCAGCGGCGTTTCTTTGTGAATCTTTGCGGCTTGACGGACACGGTGTCCCCGTGCTATTCTTGAATCACGAAAGGCGAGCAGCCCGAACGAAACGAGCCGACCGGCGGCGGCGATCCGCCGGAGAAAAGGAGAAACGAAATGACAAACGACTTTGCAAGCGCCGTCTTCGGAAAGACAACCGCCCGCGCGATCGTCGCCGGATTCAGCAGCGGAACAGAGGCCCGCTACACAATGAACATTTTCGGTTTGCTGAAGACCGATCCGGAAGTCGAATACATCTACGACGCGGAGACGGGCGAGATCCTTTACAGCAGAACCTAACCCCAGCACTCGTCCCGGCGAGTATAAACAGCCGTCAGGCCGGGAGCGTCCGCCGCAATCGCGGCGGGGTCGGAATCCAAAATAACATCACCGAAAAGGAGATTTCAAAAATGCGTTACTTCCAGAACATCCGCACCCTCGACGAGCTGAAAGCCGCTTACCGCCGGCTTGCGATGCAGCACCACCCGGACCGCGGCGGCGACGTCGAGACCATGAAGGCGATCAACGCCGAGCACGACGAGCTTTTCGAGATCCTCAAGCGCCAGCACAACGAGACCCACGACGAGAACCACCAGACGACCGAGACCCCGGAAGAATTCCGGACGATCATCGAGATCCTGCTCCGGCTTGACGGCCTGGAAGTCGAGCTTTGCGGCTCGTGGCTTTGGATCGGCGGCGAGACCCGGAAGCATAAGGAGATCCTGAAGGCGGCCGGCTGCAGGTGGTCGAACAACAAGAAACTTTGGTACTGGCGCCACCCGGAAGACGGATGCTACCGCCGCGGCGCCAAGTCTAAGACGATGAACGCCATCCGCGCCAAGTACGGCTCGCAGACGTTCCGAGCCGGACGGGAAAACACTTTCGACGCGATCGAGGCGACGGCGTAAGCCGTCCCCGGTCCCGTCCCTGTAATGCAGCCGGCCAGCATGGCCGCCGGTCTCAAGCCCGGACAGATGCAGAGAGCAGGACACCAAACGAACCGAACGAACGAAAGGAGCTTACACCATGAAACAACAGACTTTTCTTTCCTGCTATTATGCCGACGCGGACAAGCGGCCTTTTGAGTATGAGGACTTCGACCGCTGGAGCTTTAAGCGCCCGGAAACCGTCCTGCGGAAGATCCTGGAGTTTATGCAGGACCCGAGCGCCGAGGTTTTCACGAAGCGCTGGAACGTGGTCAAAGTATTCGCGACGCCGGACGGCTACAACTACGACGAAACGCAGCCAGTGCTTACATGGAAACGCGAAGCCACCTAACCCCGCCCCGGGACACCTTTGGCGGCCGCACCCGACAAAGCGACCGCACCCCATAAGGGCAGCGCCCGAAACCAAACCAGAAAAGGAGATTTCAAACCATGGGAAACAGAGCAATCATCAAGACGGACGCGAACAACATCGGCCTGTATCTGCATTGGAACGGCGGCCGGGACAGCGTCGAGCCCTTCCTGGCCTACTGCAGCATGAAGGGTTACAGATCCCCGGAGACGGACGGCTACGGCTGGGCCCGTCTGGCGCAGGTCGTCGGGAACTTCTTCGGCGGTTCTCTTTCCGTCGGCATCGTCGAAACCGGCGAGGACAGCGGCGAGTGGTGCGATAACGGCGCCTATGTGATCGAGAACTGGCAGATCGTCCGCCGCGAGCACTACGAAGGCGCGGAGCAGAACGAATACGACTTCCGCGAAATGCTCCTGGCGATCGACGAGGCGCAGCCCCTGAGCGAACAGATCGGCGAGTACATCCGCGCCGAAGAGGTCAAGACCCGCGACCTGAAGCCCGGCGATACGGTCATCTTCATCGACTACAACGGGCAGCTCGTCGTCGAGCCGGTCATCGGGATCGGCGAAGATCGCCGGGTCAACGGGCAGGACGTCGCCGGCGTCCCGTACATCGGCAAATATGGCAGCGACACCTGCCCCGTCGCCGATAACGTGAACAACTACATTTTCTCGGAAACGTCCCGCCGGCTGACCGCCGAGCAGCTCGAGCGCCGCCAGCCGAAGAGGGCGAAGCGGGAAAAGCTCCCCGCCCCCGTTGCCGTCTACATCAACGAGCAGCTGAACGGCATCGAGATCAAATTCCGGTCGAAGCCCGACGAGGCGACGCGGGAAGCGCTCAAGACTTCCGGCTTCCGCTGGCACCGCAAGAAATGCGTCTGGTATGCGAAGAACGACCCGGCGCACATGGAAATGGCGCAGAAGCTGGCCGGCACTTTGCTCACCTGATCCCCGCCCCGGATACCCTGGAGCCGTCGCACCGGCAAAAGCGGCGGCACCCCATAAATCCAAACCCGAAAGGAGAACAAGACATGAAGAAGGAAAAGACGCCGCGTCCGGCTTACCCTTGCGACGCCTGCGAGGACAACCGGAACGGCCGCCGGCAGTGGGGCATCTGCAACGGCGGACTCGGGATCTGCGAGGCGTGCATGGATTACCACGACAGCACACGGAACCGGCAGCCGAACCCCTACGAGTACGAGACAGCTATTGACGGGAGGTGATATAATAGCCATGAATGGAGTGATGAACATGCCACTATCCGACGCGAAGCGCAAGTCGAATAACAAGTGGGACGCCGCGAACATGGAAAAGCTGGGCGTCAAAGTACGGAAGACCTACGGCGCCGCCGTGCGAGCGAAGGCAGCGCGGGAAGGCACGACGGTAAACGCGATCCTGAAAGCCGCCCTGGACGATTTCCTCGGCGACGACAAACCGAATTGACCAGACCCCAAAACGACACCGGGACGGACAACTCCGCCCCGGTTATTTATTCTCCGCCTCTCCTGTGCGCGTCCTGCCGCGTTTAACGCTCGCCTTGGTGCGTGGTGGTATTGCTGTACCCCTCGCGCCTAAAACGTCGCCAGCGCCCCGCAAATGGGCGGAAGCAAAAACAGCCGGGAATCGTCCCCGGCTGTATTGTTATAGCTCAAAGCCGGCGGCCTCGAGCGCTGCGCCCGGCATGATCTGCCTCGGCTCCGGTACTTCAACGAGCGGACACCAACACGTTTTCCCAGAGATGCTAACGGCTGGCTGTCGTTTTTCTGGCGGCACACAGTAGCACCAGTTGTCAACGCAGAAGCGGCACTCTCCGCACCAACTAGGCATCGGCATATCAGGGATCAGTACCGCCATTGTCCACCACCTTTTCATCGTCAACGCGCCGTCCTCCGCACTTTCGCCATACGCTGATAAGGTTTTCGATATAGATGATGTTGTCGCAGTCTGGGTCATTTCGGATGGATTCAATCAGGTTCATTTCGATGAAGTCACACAGGCTTTCCGCTTCGCCTTTGGTCAGCTCAATCATGTGTCCACCTCCTGTTGTAGCCAGCCTAACCATGTTATCCTGTCAAACTCGCTGAACCTGTGCTCCACAAACATCAAAAACTCCGCCAACTCCGCATCCGACATACTTCTGAGCTTGTCGGCGTTCGTCAACTGCCGTTTCTCTTTCGTCAACTTTTTCGTCAACTGACGCTTCCTGCCAAAGAACTCATCCGGGTCGTACCGATGCTCACAACTCGGGCACACTTGCCGTCCTTCCGGTACGGGAGTTCCGCAGCATACACAGGTGTCATGCATCCCCGTCACCGTCCTCCCCCGTGTCCCATTCGCAAGGCGGCAGTTCGGTTAGTTCACAGCCGACATAATTGTTCTCCGGCATTCCGAACACGCACCGTCTGCATTGGGTCTTTTCGCAGTATTTCTTTATCTGCTCTATTGCTTTCATTGGCGGCTTGTTCATGCGTCCCCCTCCTCTCTGCGCTGGCCGTCCATGCGCGCGCCGCAGTTGGGGCAATACTTGAAGCGTTCTGGCTCGAAATACATCTTCCATGAATACCCGTACTTGCATCCGCTACACATCGTTTTGCCGCCGCCTGCCCAGTCTTTATCTTCTTTCTGAACCCACCGTCCGTGTCTCACCTCCACCGCGTCCACGGCGGGGATTTCCTCAATCCTTCTCCGCCCTTGCTTTTCCGGCATCGCTGATGTACTTTCCGCAAATGCCGCAAGCGCATCGCTCCGTCTTATCAAGTCTTTCATGTTTCCTCCTTCGGCGGCTCCGGGAGCTTATACCACGCTATCAGACGTTCGCCCTCATATACCGTACCGTCCACGAGGTCGTACCATCTGAGCTGGTCGTATTCCCCACCGCCATACCAGCCGATGATGTTTTCTTCGTTTGGGATGGGTTCTTCCGCACCATGCCACCTGTCACGCTCTAGGGCGGATATGGCGAGGTCAAGGGCTTCGACAAACGCCATGCTCTCCTCGTATAGCGCAGTTCCGTATGAGCTGACGCATCCCGCTCTTAAATCCAACAGGAATTCTTTCGCTTCTTCATTCGTCATTTTCTTCCTCCATCAACGCCACGTTATCCTCCGTCTTACTGCAACAGTCGCAGTCACCCGTACATGGTTCTCCGTCACAAGGGAACAGCTCATATCTACCACTCCAATCCTTGTTCTTCCACCAGTACCCGGTGGAGATGCTCGTACTTGATAGGCGTTTTGTTTGTGATCTCTGCGTAATACGCAACCCAGCCGATGAACTCGATCAATCGGTCACGGTCGAATCCCATCTTGTCCGCAAGGGCGGTCAGGCAAAACACCATCGTCTTGTCCATGCCCTCACGTACTGCCGCCCGGCGCTGCGCCTCGTTGCAGTTCGGTTTCTTGCCCTTCTTCATTCCGCGCTCCTCGTCTCGATGTACGTCACCCCGACAGCATACGCCGCCCAGCAGTCCGCCCGGAATCCGTAGAACCAGTCCGGGTTATCCTTCGTGCCCTTGCCGTTCTTGAGGTCGTGCGCGGCGAACCGGTCGATCAATGCCCGGCGGATGTTTGCGTCCTTGGCCTTGGAGTCGTGGCAGATGTGCAGCTTCTCCTCCCGCCGGTACACGAGCGCCGGCGGGACGGACAGCTTGCGGCTCAGGATCTCCTCGAACCGGCCGATCCACCGGCACGTATCGAACACCTCCCGCCCGACCGCCATGCCGTAGGATGCTATCATCTCGACGGCGGCGCGGTCGTCTGCCGCGAACCTGGACTCCTTCAGCATCGCCCGGAGCTCGTCGTTTGGAACTTTTGCGAACTTCTCGGGGCGGAGAGTGGAACCGTCGATGACACAGAAGGCGCTCTCGATGTTGCCAGGATCAATCGCCAGAACCTTCATCCCGTGCCTCCTCTCTCCCCAGCAGATAGTCCGCCGAAAGCCCGGTCGCGTCGCATATCTGCCGCAGCCTCTTGACGCGCGGAAGGTAGACGCCGTTCAGAAGGCGCGACAACTGCGCCGGCTCCATCTCGATTTCGAAGGCGAACTCCTCCTGCGTGATGCCGTTTGCCCGCAGCCAGTCCCGCAGCCGTTCCCCCATCGGGATCGGCTGATAGGACACAGTCGGTTGGAAATCAAACTCCATTCGACACCTCCCGGTCTTCGGCCTGTTTGCGCATCTTCTCCCGCAGCCGCCGGATCTGTTCCACCGCGACCGCGTCCGCCTCTTCCTGCCGCTTCCGGTCTTCCTCGGTCGGCCCCTTGGCGGAGGGCGGCGCCTTCTTTCCGCCGTCCCTCTTCTCCCAGGTGATGACGGCCTGCTTCCAGTCCTTCATCGGCTGGTTGCCGACCTTCCACCCCTTCGAGGCATAGAAGGCTATGAACGCCTCCGGGTCCACCGTGTTCCCCCGGCTCCGGCAATACTCGGCCACTTCCTCCAAAGACGGAGGGCGGAAGCGCGCCGGCGCTTTAGAACTTTCGTTCTCTATCTCTATCTCTACCTCTTTCTCTTTCTCTTTCTCCCCCTCTTTCTCCCTTGCGGTTTGCTTGCCGTTTGCTTCCTGTTTGCTTGCGGTTTGCTTGCCGCCTGCTTTCCCGTTCTCAGACTTCCGTGCGGCTGAATCGAGAGTGGGGCGAATGAGGTCGAACGCTATCGCCACCGCGTCCGGGAGGGCGTCTAAATCCGGCATTTCTCCGGTCAAGGCATACGCACAAATCGCGTCGTATGCCTTTGCCCGGTCAGCATCCTTTCGGATGCGCTTCACCGCGGAATAGAAGCTCTCATAAAACGTGAACTGTTTCCGCATGTTTTACCTCCTAGAAAGGCAAATCACCTTCGTCGTCCGGCATGTCCTCAAAGCCGCCAGTACTTCCGCCGGCGCCGTGTGCGCTTCCGCTCGACGATCCGGACGGGAGTAAAAAATCGACGTTCAGGTCGGCGCTCGTTCTCTCCTCCCCGTCGCGTCCGGTGAAGGTGTTGATGTGCACCGTGCCGGCGACGAGCACCGACTGCCCCGGCTGGATGTACCGGCACAGCTCCGACGTGTCGCCCCATGCCGTGCAGTTTACCCAGTCGTCCTGGTATGTACCGTCCGCCATCTTCTGCGAACCGGCGCGGACGGAGAACTTCGCGAACGGCCTGCCGGTCTTCGTCGTGCGGAACTCGACGCCGCGGGAGCGCGGCAGCGGCCCCGTTATGATGACCTGATCCCCGAGCTGTATCCTCATTCTTCTGCCTCCTTATCCTTCGGCGGCTCGTAGTCCTTGCCGAACCGCTTCTTGTACTGCGTCTTTGCCTTGCCGTACACCGAGCCGAGCGCCCGGTCGGAGATCGCGTCAAGGCTCTCCACGCCCTCATAGCCGCGGGACGGTGCCGCCGTCCACGTCTTGTAGATCATCGCGGTCTTATCCGCGTCGCCTTCGGAGATCGCCTCGACGATCCCGGCGATGACCTCGCGCATCATCTGCGCGTTCTCCTTCGCGGCCTGCGTCCCGGCCTGCTTCTTCTCGCCGGTGCCGGTGCGTCCGTCGCTGTCCGGGTCGTCCTTGTCCGTCGGGATGTGGAACTGCTTCAGAAGATAGTACTTCTCCGCGTAGGTCGCGGCCTTGCCCGTGCCCTTCTCTCCGGCAAGGTCGACGCCCTGCGAGTACCAGGGCACGTCGTAGGTCTCGCCGTCGTCCGCGTCCACCCAACGGAACGTCCACCACATTTCCGTCATGAACCGCGTCGTGCCGGAGCGCGTCGTGCCTTCGTGCAGGGCCGCGTTCGTCACCATCGGGAACAGCAGCAGGTGCAGCTCGTTCATCAGCGGGCGGACGAGGCCGAGGATGTTGTTGCCGCTCGCGTACTTGTACCGGTCGGACGTGTTCTCCGCATCCTTGACGACGCCGTCAATCGCCGTCTGGATCTGCATCAGCTTTTGAAAAATAGCCATCGAGTTCTCCTTTACGAACCAAAGAATTTTTGTTGAACTGCACGCGCTTCGCCTTCGCGAGCTGCAGGCACGGCTCGAACATCGCGAGGCCGCTCTCGATCGTGCAGTGATAGTACCGATATGTGCCGGGCAGGAACTGCACCGCGCCGAGACTCCAAACCTCCTTGTCGTTTGCCGCCAGCAGCCGGGCATAGGCGCCGAGCTGTGCGGCGACCTTGTGCTTGTCCACCGCGGAGACGAACTTCCAGTCGAGGATCATCTCCACGTGGTTCACAAGGCCGTAGAAGTCCGTCGTACCGGCGTAGGTCAGCCCGTCCACTTCGCCGTACCATGCCGTCTCGATGTAGATGGGCGTCAGCTCGTGCTCTTCGAGGAACAGCTCCACCCCTTCCGCATACGGCCAGTACTCTTCGGGGATCTCTATGTCCGCCGGGTCTTCCCCGCGCAGGCGCCGCTCGATGTAGTCGTGCATGACCGTCCCGCGCTCCGTCGCCGCGGCGATGCGTTCCTCCGCGTCGTCGGAGGAATAGTCCTCCTTCCCGTAGACAGATACCATGTCCGTCACGCAGGGGACGAGCTCGCCGTCCACCCAATAGGTGTGCGTCTCTTTGTAAAACTCAAACATCACATCATGTCCTTTCCGTGCGCGGTGCCGTAAGCGAGGATGCATTTTTCAAGGAAGTCCTGCGCCGTCCGGCATCCGTCCTCCTGCATCCACCGCCGCACCGTCGCATACATCGCGTCGCCCAGCCGGACGCGCAGCGCGTGCTGTTTCTTCCGGTTCTCCGGGTACTTCCTCCGCTTCCGGGGACGGACGACGCCGGGCATGGAATAGGCGTATTCCGGGTAGACGTCCGCGACCGCCTTGAACGCCTCCGGCCGGAGACACACGCCGGTGTCGTTGGAGTTCATGACGTTGCTGTGCTTGATCTTGTCGTACTTTTCGAAGCCTGCCTTCTTCACGATCGGCACGATGTCCGTGGACGTGAGATTGGTTTCAGACGCCATACCCCATCGCCTTTCCGAACGCGACCAGGTCTTCGAGCGTGGCCTGCAGGTCCTTCTCCACGATGTTCGAGCCGCCGGTCTTGGAGATCCACCGCGACTCCATCATGTTCCGCGTCTCCTCGAAATGCTTCACGCCCTTGGTATAAGCGAACACGCGGAGAGAATCATAGTTCCCGTGGTACTCGCAGTACACCTCCGCGTCCGTATTCTGTGAGATACGGATAGACAGGTCGAGGATCGCGAGCGCGACGTTGCGCGCCTTCATCTTCTCCTCAGTCGTCAGCTTCTTCTTCGGCATCGCCGTATTCCTCCTCCTCGTCAAAGTATCCGTGCCGCATCCGCCACAGGTCGTTGACCGTGACCGCCGGCGGCTCCGGGTAATCGTAAACGCCCCATGCCATTGGTTTATCCCTCCTTGAAATGCGGACAGCTCTTGATGTCGAACGTGATGTCCACTCTGTCCGCGCAGTTCGTGTTATAAACGCGGTACGGCACCGCCTCCGCGTCCCATCCGGGGACGGGCATCAGCCGATCTGCCCAAGGGCATTTCCAGTGTGAGACCGAGTCGATCAGTCCCGAGCCGTACAGGCAGTCGGCGCAGGGATTCGTCAGCCGCTTGCTGTGCTTCTTGGAAACGACGCGCCACGTGTGAGGCTCCTCCGTCCGTTTCTGCTTGATCTTGTGCTGTATAGCGCTCTCCGTCCGCCCGAGCTCCGCGGCAATCTCCTTGATCGTCCTGCCGGAGCGGAACATCAGCGCCAGGTGCCGGACTTCCTCGTCCGTCCAGGCGTTATCCCTCGTTCTCATTCGTGCACCATTCTCTCCCATACATGGACAGATAGAGTCTGTTGCCGTGTGCTATGTTCATGTCGAAGTATCTGCCCGTTTTTGCGTTGTACGGGCGGCGTCGGGGTATCCCGTTGCAGTAGTCGAAAAGCGCTGCCTGAATTGCGAAATCGAGTGAAAGGCGCACTCTGGTTTTTTGGTCTCCTTTGGTCTGAATGAGCGTGTTCCGAATGGTAATCGCGCTCGACTGTGAGCCGTCATCAACGAACCCGGTCTGAATTGCCTTTGCGAACGATTCCAATTTCGTCGTCGAAACACCAAACTCATAAGCGCACATCAGGGCATGAACCGCGATGGCAAAATTCAGATACGAATTGCGTTTGCCGCCAGAATGGCAAATTCTTTCAACTTCAAATATGCATGGGTGCAGGTCGATAAACCGGAGTTTGTTCTCCAAACTCAACGCATAACGATCGACCGTCGCCATACCCCTTACACATGCGAGATGAACACTCGGCACACCAAGAACCGTTCTTGAAATCCCTGTCCGCACGGATTCCTGCCTTGTCCTGTTGTCGTCAATGTGAAGCTCTCCGTCCGTGGTGATACCCCACACGACAACCATCGGGACGGTGACGCCGGCCTTAACGACCGCAGCAAGACGGTGATGTCCTTCCTTCAGCTTCCCGTCCACGCCAAAACCGATGGTGTTCGTTCCGGGGTTCCAGTTCCCATTCCTCATATCTTCTGCGATTCGTGCGACGATGCGTTCATCGTAGAGCTTTCCTTTACTGCTCTGTCCCTTCTTCCATCGAGGATTTCCGGCGCTCGTAGCAAGCCATTCTGCCGCCAGCCGCGGAGTGACGTTCACGATCTCAACTTTCATTTGTCCTTCCTTTCTTGCCGTGTTATAATAACGGCGGTAACGTTTTGTTTCCTGCCGCCTTCGGAGTTGCAGCTCCGGGGCGGCGTTTTTTATTCTGGGGACACCTGCACCCCCTCGAGGATTTGCTCGGCGTTACAGAGCACCGTCCTCGCGTACTCGCACGGCTCCCCGCCGTGGCCGTTATACCAGCTCAGACACCATTCAATATCGTGTCCTGTCGCCAACAGCTCCGCGAGGTAGTCGATGCCGGTCAGCACGTTTTGCTTCGGGTCGAGCAGGTTCACCGTGTTCAGCCGTGCGCAGCGCCCGGTGTGCTGGCTCGCGTAAATCTGCATGAGGCCGTAGCTTCTGCCGTTGTCGCCGATCTTGCTGGCGTCGTATCCGCTCTCCACGCCGATCAGCGCAAAGACCACGCACGGGGACACTTCGTATTCAAGGCACGTCTGGACGACGTAATCTTGTATCTCCTGGCTGAGTGGCACGGGATAGGTAACAACGGCCTTGACTTCCTCCGCCGGCTCCGGCGGCGGCGTGACCTCCGGCGTCATGACCCGCTCCGCGCGGATCTCCATCGCGTCGTCCGCGTCGGAAGCGACGACCAAAGCGCAGTACAGGACGACCGCGAACAGCGCGAGCGCCAGCCCGACGAGGCAAAGGAAAACCGTCTGCATGCGGCGCCTCCTTTTATACGGAACGCGATGCCCGGCCATGGATCAGCACCACGACGACGGCGCACGCCGTCAGGATCATAGCGGCGGGGATGCTGGACTCAGCGACCAGCGCCGCGGCGATAACGAGAATCAAAGCGATCATTTCTTTCCCCTTCTGTAATACCGGCAGCGTCTCCACTTGCCGCCGTAGTCGTACATCATGTCGAGCGCGGCTTTGTGCTTGCTCGTCTGAATGGTTTCTTCCCTGCGCCGCTTCGCCCATTCCGTGTATGCCTCGCATTCGGCGTGACACTTGAAATGCCGGGTGCCGCAGTCCTTGCACGGATTCGTCTTCATCATGCCCCCGTGCGGCTCATCTGCCGGGCAAGCTCCACCTTGTTTATGTATCCGTCGCGGAAGGCGTAGCGCTTCGCCGCTGTCTGCCGGCATATCCCGAGCGCCCTGCCGACCATCGTCGGCGTCAGCAGCTCCTTCCCGGGGAGCATCGCGTCCAGGCGTTCAAGGTTCGCCCGGAAGTTTTCGTGTTCTCTTGGCATTGTCTGCCCCTCCTGTGCTACCACGCTCCATGAAGCCCGCCGCCGGTCGGAAAGATGAAGAGGAGAAATCAATGGAGGTGTGTCTGAATGAAGAAACGAACCGCAGATGCCCGAATGTCTGCAAAAGAATAACGACGACGGGCTTTATGGAACGCAGTAGCGGTGTTATGTCTCCTGTCCTGTTTATCGGACTGCCGGAGGATTACTCTGCGG